CGGCGCTCCTGGTGCTCGGCGTTCTGGGCGGGAACGGCTGTATATTCTAATATTACATAGGTTATTAATATATATCTATACACACAGTATATATAACATCTTGAATATAATATAAATAATATAAATAATATATAATTAAAGGACGTGGGCGCGGCTCCTGTCCCCGGTCGACATCTGCATAAAGGCAATAAAAAAGACGGCCATTTCTGACCGTCTCAGGGGCTTTATATTGCATTGTGATGTATGGGGCGGGGTTTACGCTGCGGCTTTGTCCTCGATCCTTTTAAGCGCCTGTAAATGCGCCTCGGTGCGCTTGGCGTACCAGCATTTTTTAACGCTATGCCAGCGATACCCGGCAGCCTTGAGCGCGTCGCGCGTTTCCTGTGAGGGCTTGGAAGTAAAATAAACCTCGATCCCGTCATACTCTGTATTAAACTCCACGCGGAGCGCTGCGAGCTTCGCCGGGGCTGTCTGGGGCTGATCCTCGCTCTTGACTGCCGGTGCCGGGGCTTTGCTCTCGGCCTTGGCGGGGCGCTTCTCGGCTCTTGGAGCGCGGGGAACTATCTTCACGCTGCCGGGGCTCTGCAGGCATCCGAAGTAATAGAAATTAACGTCAAAGTAATCTATCATTGCATCGCTGTCATCATAATTGAAGCTGTTCACATACTCGTCAACGGCCTTCACCGTGGCGCGGGTCTTGTCTGTCAGGCACTTGTAAAATGCGCCGTACTTGCTCCAAATTCTTTCAAATTCGGCTTTCTCCTCGGCCTTGTTCCAGCTGTTGAGGGTCCACACGCTGTTGCGGGTGGCCTTCCGCCAACACTCGGAAATATCATCGTCTGTCATTTCCTCGTAGGTCTTGAAGATCTCCGCGGGGGCTTCTTTCATGTCAATTAATAACTCCTGGCACATGGAAGCATATTTTGTCCGGATAGAAAAACGGTAATCCGGGAAAAACTCCTTGACGTAAGCGCGGACAAGCTGCGCTATCTCCTTGAGACTGCGCCCGGCTTCGTACCGTTCGCCCTTCCAGCCGTTCGCGGTGTAAAACTCGCTGCGGGTGCTCTGGGCGGTTTCGGTGCTCTGCGCGGCTGTCTTGGCCTTGAGCACAGGAAACATCATATCATACTCGTTGTTGATCTCTTTCATGGTCTCGACGTCGCCGCCGCGGTCGGGGTGGTGGATCATGGCCAGCCGTCTAAATTCCTTCTTGAGCTCCTCAAGGTTTTTGCACTGTGCGAAGTATTTCATTTTTTTACCTCCGATAATATCTGATCTGTCAGATGTTTTTTTCTTGTTTACGGGTGTTATTATACACTGTTTAACAGTACAGAGCAAGACGCAATTTGCACAAATTTACACGGTTAAACAGTGCAAATTATATAAAAAGAGAGCAGACCGGAAAACTTCGGTCTGCTCTCTTGTTTTTCTGTATGATCCTCACGTGGTTTTAGTCCTGATTTGCCGTGCTGACATAGATTTTAATTATCTTCTTTATTTCTTCGGCGGTATACGTTTCTTGCTCGGGCTTCTCGTCTATGATGTTTATCAAATCATACGCTATAGCTTTCCGGGCTTCTTTCATTTCCTTCTCAGTCGGCATTATTTTTACCTCCATTCAATAATTTTTCTTCTGCATAATCCTGCATAAATTCGGCAACGGCAGTATTAAAAACGGCGTTCGGGGTTGTTCCGGAATCCTTGCAAGCCGCTTTGAAATCCTCCGCGTCAGCTCGTTTCATGCGACATCCAAGCGTTGTCATGTTGGCGGCATCCCATTTATTATTTGCGCGCCGCCTGCTATCACTCACGGCCATAAATAGCCCCCTTTCATCACTCATTATATATAACTTTTCGTGTACTGTCAAGCCGTACAATATGCACTATTAAATAGTACATTATTTGTTCATTTTGCGAATTGCGATGTACTGTTAAACAGTGTATTATACATACAGTCAGACAAGCCCAGACGGGCGCAGGAGGTCAGAACATGAATAATAATATCTTGAAAAATTCTTTCAGCCTCAACCACAAAATAACGGTTTACGTTCCCGGAACCGTTGACGCGAGCACAGCAGGAGATACAAGCGCATACGTGACCGAGGCCGCCGCGCTGCTGTCTGAGTGCTTTGGCGGCGCAACGTCAACGCCCGTCCGCGGGTACTGGATGAGCGAGGCGCACGGACTTATTGCCGAAGATAATAACGCCGTGTTCGCCTATGCTGCGCAGTCTGCACTTGATGAGCATCTGGACGACGTTGTTAATTTTGCCGTCCGCATGCGGGACGAGCTGAAACAAGAGGCCGTCGCCGTCGAGCTGGACGGGACCATGTATTTTATTTGAGGAGGATTTGACAATGTTACATCAATCAACATTCCATTTTGTCGACACGGAAGAGCAGGCAAAAAATTTCGTTGAACAGCGCCGCAAGCAGCGGCGGAAAGCCTGGTACACCCCATGGAGCAGCGCAGACGGCAAAGAATCAAAATTTATTGTCTGGTACTATCTCTATTAACAGTTTGCCGGGGCTTTCCCGGCAGTCTGTAAAAGCGTCTTGATCGCAAGGCGTTTTTACAGGCTTTGAGCCTAAAAAATACGGAGGTATTACCACATGAGCACATTAAAAAAGCCCCTTTTTATTAACGGCATGTATAACCGCGAGGGCAAAAACTGCCGCGCGGATTTTGTGCGCGAGGTCAGCAACGGCGCGGAGTCGTACAAGCTTTGGACATGTACGGAGAAAAACCAATACCCCGCCAACGAGCGCGACAGGTATTTTCTTTATGTCGAGATCAACAACTATTTAGTGCCGCTGCGGATGACAGATTATAAATTTACCGATGTTCTGGGCTTTTTCCCGGCTTGCGTGGAGCTGTACGGCACGCGGGAAGAACGCGCGCGAGTCTGGCAAAGGAGCAGCGGCGACGAGGTGAACAGGCTGCGAGCGCAGGAAGAACCCTTAATAATTCGGTACGGCTCAGACCCTGCACGGCAAGCGGATTATATCCGGGATCGTCTGCGCGTTCGCGTTCGTAATTACACCGACGCCCGCGACAACGGCGGCACGTTCGCCGACTTCGTCGGCGCGGCTGTACTCGGGGAGCTTGGCAAGTGCGCGGAGCTGTCCGCAAAACTGCGCGCCGATGGAGAAGCGAGAGAAGAAGCCGCCCGCCGTGAACGTGAAGAGCAGGAAGCAAAGGAAAGAGCAGAGCAGGAAGAGCAGCACCGGCAAGAGATAAAGAAGGCCGAGGAGATTTTTACCCGCGGCGGCCTGATTTCTGACGGCGCTTTATTGGTCGAAATCGCCGACGCGCACGGCGTGAAAATTCCCTTGCGCACTCGCGGCTGGATTCTCAATAGCTTTGCACAATGCAGTATTACCATTATCGAGGGTGCGCCGCGGTACTCTGTGCGCTATTACAAACGCAACAGCGGCACCGGCAGTACTAAAATATATGAGATCATCGAGCAAATACGCGCGGCCATAATCGCCGCGTGAAGCCCGCAAGGCCGACGGCATCCGCCGCCGCTGGTGCAAGTCCAGCCGCCTATATGGCGGGCGCTCATGGGCAAGAAAACAGGATTAAACCCGGCGAGAGATACGAGGACGCGCGCCCATCGCTATAAACGGCGGTCAGCCTGCCGGGGGGCTGATGTAAGGCCGTGGGGAGCTGGTGCACCTCCCCGAAGAAAACAGATTGCACCCGCCGCCGGACGTGTCCGGCAGGATCACCGAACGGGGCAGAGGCGAGCGACCACGTCCCGGAATGTGAACAGGGTGCGCGGAAGTCTTGGGGGTGCTGAACACGCCCGCGGGATTTTACTGGGAAGTTTCCGCGCCCCTGAACACAGCCAATAGAAAAACTGCGGGGTTTGCGTGAACACGCGCCCGCAAAATACTTGGGAGGATTTACGAACATGACCGAACTGAAACACGCAAAGCAGAACTATCAGGACTTGCGCCCCATCTTGGAGGCGCTTTCTCGACACGACTTTCATATCAGCGTGGAGAATGAACCGTACACGCGCCTTGCCGCCGAGTTCCTTTATTTCTCGGACTATAAAGGCCGTCCCATGTACTACATCGCGCATTACTCTGAGCAGAACGGCGATCTTATGGCTGATCCTGAGATTGAGTTCGCGGTTGATGAGGCCAAACAAACTATTGAACCCGTTCTTTTCCGAAATGACTATACCGGGAGCTACGACGAAGTTTACAAGGAAGTGAACGGCCAGATGATGTACTCTCAGCGTCTGCGCGTGAGCCTTGACGAGTTCCTGCATATTTGGTTCAAGAACCTCAAGCAGCAGGGCTTTATAAAACTGATAAAGGAGATGTAAGACACAAAGATGAAGATTTATGCCGAATGGCTGTGTGAGGGCGAGCTACACGAAGGCGAGTTCGACAACTGGCGGGATTTCACCGCCGCAACATTTAATATGGATGTTCAGTTGCTCTATTTCTACACCATATCACCGCCAAAAGCTTGTTAGGAGAACTGTGTAGAAACAGGTCACTACGTTCCCAAAACGTCCTCCGGGAGGGCTGTACAACATTAGGTCACTACGTCGGGGGATCTGTACAGAATCACCCCACAAGGTTGAGGAGAGCCACAGAGAATCACCCGACTACGTGGGGAGAACTGCACAAACTTTGCCGTGTAGATGGGCAATGCATTATGAAAGCAATACAAAAAACTGCGTATTTGACATCAAAACCGAGAAAAACACCAATTTTGCGCTTGACAGCCATGCTACCATCCCAACACCTCAGAAGAACTACATAGAATCAGAAAGGAATATAGCAAATGTCAGACGAAATTATACCGGCGAGTGCCGAACCCATGCAGATTTTCATCTACAACGAAAAGCAGATACGCACCGTCGCCATTGATGGCGAACCGTGGTTTGTCCTCAAGGATGTGTGCGAAATACTCAGCATCGAAAACCACAAAGATGTAGCCAAGCGTCTGGACGCTGACGAGGTGGGTAGATTCAGCCTACCCCACCCCCAAAGCCCGGAAAAGCAAATTGATATGGTTTGCGTTAACGAATCCGGCCTGTACCACATTATTATTCGTTCCGACAAACCTGTAGCAAAACCGTTCCGCAAATGGATAACCGCCGATGTTCTGCCGACGATGCGCAAGACCGGCGGCTACGTGGCGAACGACGATGTGTTTATCGACACATATCTGCCCTATGCGGACGAGCAGACGAAACTCCTTTTCCGTTCTACCCTTGAAACTGTCAAGAAACTCAACGAGAAAGTCAAGGCTGACGCGCCGAAGGTCAGTTACTTCGACGCGCTCATTGACCGAGGAAACGATCTCTCATTCCGAGAGACCGCCAAAGAACTGCACATTGGGGAGCGCGAAATGATACGTTCACTAATTGCCGCGGGCTATCTTTACAGAGACAAGAAACAGCAGCTCAGACCATACGCCGAGACCAACAAAGGCTATTTCACCCTCAAGGAATACGTCAACGGCGATAAAACCGGCGCGCAGACGCTCGTGACGGTCGAGGGCAGAAAGAAAATCGCGGCCATGTTTGAAAAAAGCATATAGAGAACCACACAGAAACAGGGAGGAACACATGAAGAAATACTACAGCACATTGAATTTCCACTTTGAGCAGAGACTTGTAACGTCGCCCTATAAGGATTTCATGGAGCGCTACCCCAACGGTCAACTGCGTTGGGAGGTGTACACAAACCGTGGAAAGATCGGAGAGATAAACCAGTACCGTGAGAACTACGGCAGGCGCGGTATATATTACGGCGTCAGTCTGGTGGATGGCGGCTATTGTGGGAATGCGAACACTCTCTTTGAGGCAAAACAGTTAATTGCCGAGAAATATAAAGAAGTCCCCGAAACCGGTACAGACATCGTTTCGTACCTTGCCGATCCGAACGCTGAATTTTTCCCCACACCCAGCGCGCTTGCTGGAAAGATGTTCGGAAATATAAAGGAGCCCGACGAAATCTGTACAGTCTTGGAGCCGTCAGCGGGAAAAGGTGATCTTGCCGAGCTGTACATAAAGTTTCTGAAGCGCAACCGCCGCCACAATGGCGATTTCGATATCGAGTCTGTGGACATGATCGAGCACGACGCAAACCTCATTGCCCTGCTTCGCGGGAAGAACTACAGAGTCATAGGCGACGACTTTCTCACTTTCCACTCACACAAGCACTATGACCTCATCATAATGAACCCGCCATTTTCAAACGGTGACGAGCATCTTTTGAAAGCGTTGGAGATTCAGGCAGACGGTGGCCAGATCGTGTGCCTACTTAATGCTGAGACGATAAGGAATCCGTACACCAACCGCCGCAAAGTTCTCAAGCAGAAGCTCGCGGAGTACGGCGCAAAGATAGAGTTTGTCCGCGACGCATTTAAGCACGCACAGCGCAGAACCGATGTCGAAGTGGCCGTGGTCTATGTGAATATCCCCACGCAGCGCAAGAGCTCAACTATCTTTGAAAACCTCAAAAAAGCGCAGACCGAAGAGCTGCACAATAACGAGCCAGAACCCGATGCCATGGTGTACGGCTCTTGGGCGGAGCAGATGATACAGTCCTTTGACTTTGAAGCGCAGCTTGGCAGGAAGCTCATAGAAGAATATAACGCACTCACGCCCTATATGATGGACGACTTGGACGCATCTAAAAGCTACATAAAGCCGCTTATATCCATCAACATAAACGGCAGTGAGTTCCAGACTGTTGGCACGTCCGGTATAGAGCGGTACATGAAAGCCCTGCGCATGAAGTATTGGCGCGGTCTGCTCAACAAGCCGGAGTTTACATCCCGTATGACCTCGAAGATGCAGAAGGACTACACCGCAATGGTCGATAAGCTCTGCGGCTATGATTTCAACCTCTTCAACCTCCAGCAGGTCTACTATGACCTCAACGCGCAGCTCGTGGACGGTGTGAAGGAGAGTATAGACGCTCTCTTTGAAAAATTCTCCGCGCAGTATTCATGGTTCCCGGAGTGCCAGAAGAATATTCACTACTATAACGGCTGGGCGACAAATAAAGCCCACAAGGTCGGCACGAAAGTCATCCTCCCAATAAACGGATTTTGCAGTTACGGCGGCTGGAAAAACGAGAGGGAATTGAACGAGTATACGGTCTATGGAGAACTGAGTGACCTGGAACGAGCGCTGAATTACCTCGACCGAGGCGAGACTACAGAGAAGCGCAATGTTTCCGCGTGGGTAAAGCACGCTATCGCGGCGGGCGAGACGGTCGTTGACCTTACATGGTTTACGGCGCAGTTCTATAAAAAGGGCACATGTCACATCAAATTCAAGCCGGAGGCCGCGCCACTTATCGACAGGCTGAATATCTACGCCGCCAGAGAGCGCAGTTGGCTCCCTCCGAGCTACGGGCGCAAGCACTATGCAGATATGTCCGCCGAGGAAAAGACCGTCATAGACGAATTTCAGGGCGCTGAGAGCTATGAAAAAGTGATGGCGAACCCGTCAAGATATATTCTTGAAGCCGCACAAATGACGCAGCCGCTCTTGAGCGCTGCAACATGAGGAAGGAGCTGACAACAGTGGGATTCTGTGAACGTGATATAAAAACGATGAAGGCCTTTGGCATAGAGGCGCAGATGGAAAAACTTCATGCGGAGCTGATGGCGCTGCCCGACATCAAAGATGTCGAATATGATCTCTCTTCGTTTTGGAGCGATATCCCGTATGTAATCTTCCTACCAAACTGGAATATACCCACATCGGCAAAAGATTACTTTGACCGGAAAACTGCGCTGCTTCAAGCGATACTTGCTGTCGCGCACGACAATAGTCTTACGCGAACCGGCGACCGCATAGAGGACTACGGTTCCTGCTGGTATATAGTTACGCGCTGTAATTGGAATATCAGTGAAAGGAGGGACTCGCATGGATAAAAGTGCTCTTGCATGGATCGTTGTAATCGTCATCTTTATTGCGCTTGTTTTTGCTTTTAAGATATGGATTGCCAGCTCTGACTTGCCGTTTTGGGTAAAGTTTGTGTTGCTGCGGAAATGATGGGGGAGGGAACATGTAAATGATTGAAAGTGTGTACAGAAATCATGTCGCAAACATGGCGAAAGCGGAAAAAATGATGGCTATCATCCATGAAATGTACCCCGAATTGGAACCAATAGAAAGCGCGAAACGTGCCTATTGTGACGGCATAATTACTCGCGAGGAATGGGGGGCTATTAAAGAGAGGTATGGCAAATGATTGACCTGTCTGTTTTGCATAGACTTCTGCGAGCTTTCCCCAATTCCCTGATAAATGGCCAGTTGGAGTTTGTGGCAGACCGCAATCCACGCGTAAACTCCTACTTCCGACTTGAGAACTGCGCGTCGGAGGAAGATGTGAGAGCTAAGGTGTTGGAATGGCTGTCACGAGACGCATACAAGAGCATGCACTATCACACCGAAAAAAGAAACAGAGAGGTACATGAATACCACCGACAGGGTATCAATTCGTTCCTCGGAACGTCGTTCACCCCAGAGGATATGGCGATTATCTATCAGCGGCTTGGTAACGCTGTTCACCACCAGAAAACACTTGAGTTTATCCGAAGCGGATATGATATGGAGGTTTTGAAAAATGTCTGACTGCATCAAGCGAGAGGATGCAAAGCGCGAGTTGTGTGAGTGGGCAACAAATTTGTACGATCCGCGATTCTTGGTAAAGGACGACGCAATATGCGTGCTGGATAATATTCCCGCTGCCGAGGTCGAGGTGATTCACGAACCTACTGAGAGCGAGTTTAAGCGCATGGCGATTCAGAAGGGATATGTACAAGTGGCACCTGCACGCTGGCTGGATGGACGATGTACCCGTTGTGGATGGGAGGAACCGGACGAAGTCGAGTATGATTACGAGACCGAACCGTGGGAAGAAACGCCTTTTTGTCCAATGTGTGGTGCGAGAATGGGCGGAGGTGATGACAATGCCTGATTGTAAAGCGTGCGGGGCGTGGTTCGGGTCTGTCACGCCGCAAGATTTGTGCCCTACCTGCGAAAGAGCGTTAGAGCGGCTGAAAGGCTACGCTGTAACAGTGGTGCGTTGCAAAGACTGTAAGAGGAGCGGACTTACAGAGTTCGGAAAGAGATTCTGCTCGGAGCCGATGGGCGCGTTCTACGGTTGCATCCCTGTGGAGGACGATTTCTTTTGCAGCGGTGGAGTGAGAAAGGAGAAAAATATATGAGACTTACAACTGATACCCCTGAAAGCAATCTCGAAATGGCACTGAATCTGTTCTACGTCAAAGATAAGCAAACATGGGTGCGTGGATACGGAGAGAATGGTGCGGACATAAGCCTGACTGACTTAACGCGAGGGCTCATGGAGTCGTATACGGAACCCGTTGTGCCGCCGAAAACTATGTCTGATAGCGATATTTCGTTTGCTATGGCAGAGTGGCTGTTCGATGGAACTGACAGCATAGAGGGCATTTTAGCGCTTCTCTATCAGGCCGCATGGGTATGCGCAGAACTGCGCGAACGCCTCAAACGGTTCGAGGATAAGGAGAACGCCAATGCCTGACATATTGAAATCGCAGTGGAGAAAAGCCCGGAAGCGCCATGTGTGCTCATTCTGCAATCAGTACATAGAGCCGGGGGAAAGGTACAAATATGACACCCTCGTCTACGAAGGAAGCGTGTACGACTGGTTTTCACATGAGAAGTGCGACTTCCTCGCTAACGAACTTTGGGGATACGTTGATCCGGATGATAGCGGGATGACGGCTGATGATTTTCAGGAGGCATGCCAGGATTTCTGCTTTCACTTTGTCTGTCCTAATTGTGAGCATTGGGACAGAGAAAATCGCGAGTGCACTGCAGATGACTGTTGCTGCACCGATAAAGCCTACGAGACACTGAAAAAGTACGAACTTTATATGACTAGAGAAAGCGGCTTCCTTGGTTGGAAACTCAGAACGAGAAAGGATGCCGAAGCTAATGGACAAACTTAGACCGTGCCCGTTTTGCGGCGGACAGGCAGATATAAGCATCGATCCTGACGCGGTAGTAGATACGGAAGGACGACGCTGGGCGTACACCGTGGTATGCAATAGGTGTTGCGCAACATCCGGGCTTACATATTTGTCTGAAAAAGCACGTGAAGCATGGAATAGGAGGATTAAGCATGGGTGAGCATAAAACAAATCCGGTTGCGATCGCGGCCAAAGAGGGCAGGCTCCCGCCAAAGGAGAAAAACCGCATGTCCAAGCGCCAAGCAGAGCGATTGCTCATGCTTGAGATGGAGCGGAGATTGATTCCCGCACCACTTCGAGAACAGTTCCGAATCTATCGAGAAATTTGGGAGAGGGGTATGTAATGTCAATAAGTAAAAAGACCCGCGAGACCGTATATCGCAAATACAACGGGCACTGTGCTTACTGCGGCAGAGCGATTGCCTACAAGGATATGCAGGTAGACCATTTGCGCCCTCGGCGTGCATATAACGCAGAGGACGAGGGAACCGACGATATATCAAACCTCATGCCGTCCTGCAGGATGTGTAACCACTACAAGCGCGCAAATACTCTGGAGACTTTCAGACGATACATACAGGAAATCCCGAAGAAACTCCGAGAGAACTACATCTACAAGGTCGGCATTGCCTACAGAAACGTCATAGAGATGGAAAAGCCGATAGTGTTCTATTTTGAGCAGTTGCAACTCCCTCATACAGGATTTCGCTGTGGTACGTGTAAGTACGATTTCGACTTAGACAATGTGGAGCCCTGCATCGACTGCGATAATGGCAGCCGGTGGGAGGAAAAAGGAGGCGGCCATGAGGAATAGACCCGCCCCTGAGACCATCCCGACGCCGGAGGGCGTATCTCTCTGCCCCTGCCCTCGGTGCGGCGCAGAGGCGCATATAACCTCCATGACCTTCCCAACGCGAGGCATCGCAAAGACGCTCTTCGGCGTGGCCTGCGGCAGTTTGAAGCACCGCTCGCCTGTCGCTTTCGCCACTCCGCAATCCGCCGCCACGTTCTGGGCCGACTGTGCAGACCGTGCAAAAAAGGCAGACGAAACGACCATTTTCGCGGCCTCACGAAAATGATAAACGCTTTAATCCACTTTGCCGTTTCTTTAATGCGCAATTTCATTTGATTTAATTCGAGGAGTGATGCAGATTTGATCGGTACAAAGGTCAAGGCTTTGCTTGCGCTCACCGGCACGACGCATAGAGAGCTTGCCGAAGCCTTGAGTATTTCCCCGCAGGCATTGAGTAATAAGTTCCAGAAAGACAGTTTCTCCGTGTCTGATCTTATCGGCGCGGCGGACTTCTTCGGATGCAGGCTCAATTTCGAGTTCCCCAATGGCAGCAAAATAACATTCACGACCGAGGATAGGAAGGAATAATGACGAAGCAGAGAGTAAAAGTCAAAAATGAACCGTCGCCTCTGACATTGAAAATCTTAGAGCATGAAGATTTCGGCAACGTCAGGGTGATATATGAGGACGGAAAATATCTTTTCTGCGCAAAAGACATTGCCAATGCCCTTGGCTACAAGGACACCACCAACGCAATTAAGCAACATTGCCGGTGGGTGGTGAAACGCCACCTACCCCATCCACAGTCACCAGACAAAACAATTGAGATGGTGTTCATACCAGAGGGCGATATCTATCGGCTCATCACGCATAGTGCGCTCCCATCTGCCGAACGCTTTGAAAAATGGCTGTTCGATGAAGTCCTGCCGTCTTTGCGAAAGTCCACAGGCTTAGAAGCTTTTGAGGTTTTTCGTATGCTTGATAAGGAGCATCAGCGTAAGGCGATGGAGAAACTTAGAGATAGCATCGTTGCGCCCGTCAGAGTGGATTACATAAAGGCAAATACCATCGCTAATAAATGTGTCTCCACCCGCTACGGCTACGAGAAGATGCTCAAAAAGGGAGATATGCCCCCGGACATGCTTGCAGAGCGGCAGAGAGTTCTTGACGATACAGTGTCCCTTATGACGCTCAAGGAGCGCTACAATATGAATATCTCCGTCAGTGGAGTTATCTACGGAGGGCGCGGATGATGAGAAAGAAATCTCCCCGCAGTATTCCGCGCACCCAGCAGGACGTTGACCGGGCGCTTGCTCTCGGCCACGCAGAGGGCGCAAATTTCATTTCTACCATGATGCTCTTCATCCTCAAGGACAAGCACGGTTTTCCTGATGATGAGATAGAGCGACTCGCAAAAGAGGTTGATTTCTACTGCGCCCAGCTCAATTCCGGAGACATTTCATTCGCGGACGTCAAGAACGCGTTCAAGCAGGAATACGACGTGACTGTAAAATTCAGATAGGAGGAAGAATACAAGAATGTACCACAAGAAACTATTCGCCGGTCAGCGCGAGTACGGCGGCGATCACTATAAGATAGTGAAGATATATACGCAGGAGCGGGATCCCGAAAAGGTTCTTGAATACTGTCGTGCAAATATCAATTCCGGCATTTACCCGGACTACGACACATGGTATAATAACATCGCACCCGGCGGTAAATACTTCGGCGATATGAGGTATTTCTACGACGGCTGGTGCAAACTCGAAAAAGTACCGCACGGCTGGAAGTACACGCTGTGTAAACCGTATAGAGACAGAAGAGAAAGGGGAGCAGATAAGTAATGAAAATCGAAAAGATATCCGAACATCACATCCGTTTCAACAACGGTACGGTCATCAAGATTGCGCCGCAGTCTATGCACATCGACACCACGTCGCTTTCGCTCGTACCCAATATCAAGGACATGGACTTCAAAGAGCCTGTCGCCTTTACTGAGGGCGCGCATGGCTGCGCTTTCAGCTTCGGCAATATCGGCGGCAGGATGATACCCGTCAGCATCTTCGGCGGCGGTGCAAGCCACGAGTGCGCAGTCTACTACGAAGACAAACTGAAACTGGTGGTGGAGGTATGCTGAACGATGGGCGCATAATGGGCTATCTCACCGGCGACCCTGTCCAGAAGTACGGCACGGTGGACGGCAAGCCCTATGCGCAGTTCACCCTTGCCTGTGAGCGTGACTTTCGCCCGCATGGCAAATCTACCTATGATTTCCCATCATTCGTGGCCTACGGGCGTATGAGCGAAGTCGTCACGCAGTATCTCAAAAAGGGGCAGACTGTCATTGTGGAGTATCAGCTCAAGTCAGTCTCCTATAGTTTCGATGGGCGCAAAGTTACCCAGACGCGCCCCACAGTCACGAGGGTGCGCTTTGACCGGCTCCGCGACCCGCTTGTTAAAGTGCCGAAGAAAGGCGAAGCGGGCAGTGAGGAATTTTATTATGAAGGCTTTGATGAAGGAGGGCTTATCGAGCATGGAGAACTTAAAAACGCAGACGGTTAAGCATAAGTATATCGTGAAGCTTACATGCTCCACACCCTTTAACCGTATTTGTCGCGCAGGGTATTCCCCCAACACAATAATTTATATGCCGGTCACAGAATCCGTTTCTGCAGCACTCAAGGAAACCGCACAATGTTGTAAGAGTTTCGGTGAACCCGGCACCTATGACGTCTCTGTGTGCCTCGAAACCGCCCGAGATGAGGAACTGTATGCAAACACCATGGTAGCACCCGACGCATGTACATTTCTTCGCAAATGCGCGGAGGACGCGGCGATGCCCAGATGATCAAAAAGCTCCACGGTCATCCGTGGAGCTTTTCTTGTTGAATCATCCTGAATAATATGATATTATCCCTACAAGCTAAGGACGGAGGCGAACTTCTGCAAGTTACATACTACGGAGGTATCGCCATGAGTATAACAGATACAATAGCACTATTTATGCTTGTACTCGCGGCTATTGGTTTGGGTGCAAACCTAAAGAAATAGCCGCCCCCTAACCCCAGCAAGAAGCGGCAATTTCAAGCTATAAACTTGTAGAGTTGGCCGTTTCTTGCTGTGACACCAGCGGGAACCGTCCTTAGTGAGAATATATCATTTTCTACAGCGAAAGTCAACAACTAAAACAAAGGAAACGCAACAAAGGGAATGAAACAAAGGCGGGGCTATTTACCCTGCTATTTTCTTTCACTCTTGAATTGCTCACGCTGCTATGATATACTGTGAATATCCTAACCGAAAATAAATATGGGAGGTAAATGAGATGAAAGAATGTTCTGCAGACAATCGCGAAGCGGGAGTAGACACGAAGCTTCAACCTGACAACGTGCTGGACGAACTGAACAGAGATGCGAGCAAACCGAAAAAGAAAGTGAAAACTTGGTGCATCATTGGAGGAGCCGTTGTGCTCCTGATCGCAGCATTTGCAATCGTGTTTGTGCCGAGAATAAAGCTGGCAAAGGAGGCAAGCACGCTTGATGCGTCGATAGTTGCTGCGTGTACTGACTATACCGCTGACGAATATGACATTATCATGGATGTTTACGCGCAGTATGAAAGTACCACAGATGATGTGCGGAATCGTATCGCGAATACTGACATGCTCTTGGAAGCTGTTGAACAAGTGGGAACACTGAAAGCGGCGGCGGTTGTGGAGAGTATTTCTACGCAAAGTACGGTAGACTCTTCTGACTTGGACGACATATACGCCGAGATTGTTGAGTACAGCCCTCTCATGACACGTGAGCAAAAACAGACATGCTTAATGTATTATGCTGCTTTTTCGTCAATGTTCGATGTTGAGGAGACGCTGAAAGACAAATACATTCTGAGCCCGCAGTCGTACCATCGTTATTCGATAACGTCGGATTCTTTGTCGAGAAAGGAACTGGCCGACAGGGAGGTTTACTACTGCAATGTGACTATTACTTTTAGTACGAGCAATCTTTTCGGGGCAGAAGTAATGCACGACGATTTGAAGATGGAAGCCACCTATAATGTCAACGTTGATGAACTATCGGTAGAACTGTGGACAGTAAGATTCTGCGATGCTATGGACGCTTACAATGCAGAACTTAAAGGAAGATTCCTTTGATTAGGCTCAACCGCCCCGTGAAAACGGGGCGGTTTTACAGTTACATATCAGCTATTCACGCTCGCTTCGGCATCGACATGCTCGGCTACATTATCCACGGCTTTAGGAGCAGCAACAGAGTTTTCTGGCGCGGCTTCCTTTTTCTGTAGCAAAGCCAAGGTGATTCCCAAGCAAAGGCAGAGAACGCCGCCGACGATAAAGATTGCTTTCGTTGTCATTGTACCTGAAATTTTGCCTGCAATCAGGGTTGCGCCAATAATGAAGTTATAGGCATCCCCGCCAACATACTCATCGATAGCTGAATACTTGTCATCAAAAACATAGTGATCTGTTTTGTCTCCATCCAGTATCTCGTATGTGGTTAATGCACCGCCCGGAATTGGGAGAAGAAATCCAATCAGGATGAGTATTAGCCCAATCACAATGGGGCAGATATACGCTTTGTTTTGCTTAGTAGCCATAGTATCTCTCCTTAATTTTTTTATAGTTTTGGGGAAACTGTTTACACCCGGAAGCCGACCAATGTGTTTACCTCCTCTTATTTATTTTATTTCCGATGAAGATATACACAGTGTATCACAGCAATATGGGAAATTCAATCTTTTCGATTGGTGCGGGGGAAGTATTTTGGTAGCGGAATTTTCCGTCGCCAAATCTTTGCAAAAAAATCGTTTAGGGGTATTGACAACTTTGTTGCTACATGGTAATATCAGTTTGTAGCAACAAAGTGAATGGAGGTGTAAAGTGTCTGCTGCAAAGAAAGGTCAGAAACTGAAAGAAGTCACGAAGGACTTCATGCTTCGTGTCCGTATGGATGAGGAAACGCTTAACCGCCTTGACCAAATGTGCGTAGAAACAGGCTTGAGTCGTTCTGAAGTTGTTCGGAAAATCATAGATACAAATTCTGACCGAGGAAAAGAATAAAAGGCATTGCCCCTCTACCAAAGTCGCAATACCTTTTATCACCAAAACAGGTGTTACCCTATCTGAAATTATCTTATCATTTAGTGTAGCTCCTGTCAAGAAGAAACATAAGGAGTATGAAGAATGATAAGCAAACTCGCAGAAATCAAATCTGTTCCGTTCATGGGCGCTGACCTTATGGCTGCGCGCGACGATGACGGCAATATCTACGCCGGTGTTAGCTATATCTGTAACGGTATGGGCATGGGCAAGAACGACAAAGACAGACAGGTGAAGAATATCCAAGCCGATGAAGTTCTAAAGGGTGGGTGCGTCAAATTTGACGCAGGGGTATTTGACCCTAATAATTCTACTCTGGCGCTGAAATTGGACTATGTTCCTCTATGGCTTGCCAAAATCAGCATTACGCCGACCATGAAAGCAGAAAACCCCGAACTTGTTTCAAACCTCGTTCAGTATCAGCTTCGGGCGAAAGATGCGCTTGCGGCAGCCTTTGTTACCCCCGCCACCAAGCCCATGACCGCAATGCAGATGCTTGAACTGCAAGTGCAGGTCAACAAAGAACTCTCTGACCGAATTGATGTGGTGGAAAACAATCAGAAGCGTATAGCCGAAGCCTGTTCCGTCCCCGCCGTGGGGCGCGACGAGTGGCAGGAGAATATGAAGAAGTACCTTTCCGGGCTGTGCGAAGAATACGGCATGAGCTATCCCGTTATGTACGATGACCTGTACAGCGCATTAGAGCGCAAGGTCGGCTGTGACCTCGACCGGCGGCAGAGCAATATGCGCAAGCGTCTCAAGGCCGCAGGAGCGACGTACAAGGAGCGTCAGAGCGTTTCCAAACTCACGGTCATAGCTAAAGACCCGGTGCTCACGGGCGTGTTTGAGGGCATCGTACAGCGTTATGCGGCGCATCTTGCGTCGCGCAAATGGGACGGGAGGAACTGAACAATGACAAATGCTGTTGCAAAACACATGATAAATACACAGGGGCTGCTCGACGCCATCCGTATGTATATCGAGCCAATAACATTATGCACCGCTACAGAAGCGGAAAAGAAGAAATTCCTGTACTGCGATTGCCACATCGTTGTTCAGTTGCTCAATATTCTCGGCGAGAGGTTCGACGAAGAGAGCAGCATGGCGTGGGAGGTCGAGGACAAATACTCAAGGCTCTCATCCCAGAAAGCGAAGCTGGACAGTCTGGTGAACGTCCTCAACACATTCAAAATTGACCCTGTTGACCTCGACGATGACGATTACTGATTAAACAGGAAAGGAGAACCGCCCCATGTTTGAGAAATACGACGCCGCATGTGCGGCCTATATAGAGAATATGCGCAATAACGAGTTGTCGGCGCAGACAGTCACCGGTTATGCCCGGACGTTCCGACTCTTTCGCGAGAGCATGGCGCGCCACGGTTTTGCGGACGTGACCGCCGCCGCGGTGATGAAGTTCCGTTCGGACATCGCCCACGACGCTATCACCACAGCAAGTCTCTACATGGGGCAGCTCCGTCAGCTCTCCGAGTTCGCGGCCAGATACGGCTATACCGAGGCGTTTGTGTTCGACGATGCCATGCCGCCCAAGGGAAAGGTCACCAGAGCCAAGAAGAAGCCGTATGAGCACGTTCTGAGCGTTGAGCAGATACATTCCCTTATCTCCGCCGAACGCCCCGTATACGGCAAGAAAATGGCTACATGGGCAAGGGAACAGGCGGAGGTCACGCTTATGCTTCTCTCCGGCGCGCGCAACTCTGAGCTTCGTTCCCTCACTCCCGCTGACCTCGATTGGGCGAACGGCTGCATCATGCTCCGTGTCACCAAGGGCGATAAGCCCCGCATGGTGCCGTTCTCCGCCGCGGCTCAAGCGGCTGTGAAGAACTACCTCGCGTCCGGTATACGTCCGGACTCCGCCGATGATAACGCGCCGCTGTTCGGCTGCGTCAGCCGCAAAACAGGGGAGTGGAAGCCGTTGGAGCGTACCCAGCTCTCCGAACTTATAAACGGGTATACCAAGTCCGTGATAGGTGAAGAAAGTGCCTGCCGCTCCCATGCGCTGCGTCACGGCTTTGCATCCGCCGCGCTTGAAGCCGGTGTTGCGGTCGATGATATAAGCGGCGTTCTCGGCCACGCTGACACCAAGGTAACGGCGATATACGCCCAGCGCCTACACCCTGCAAAACTCGCGACCAGCATCGGCAATGTGCTTGAAAACGCCGTGGCAAGCCCTACGGCAGCCGTTTGATTGCGGTGATGGTTTGATATGACGAAGCCCTCAGAACGCCACGTGGACGCTCTGAAGGCTTCTTGTATATGCTTACGCTTTGGTTATCTCGTTCCATGTCGCTTTTCCGCAGATCGCGTCAGCGTCTAAGCCGTGGTCGGCCTGAAAAGCTTTGAGTGCGGCTCCGGTCTGCGCGCCAAATTCCCCGTCGACCCATTTGGGGTCGTAACCCTTGTATTTCAGTGCGGCTTGAAGCATCGCAACAGCAACATCTTCATCGCCGTTCTTCAGCTCCGGCAGGGAAACTGTTATGTTCCTGTTGAGCTGAGAGATTGCGGGGGGAGATTCCGGTGAGGTCTCAGAACTGCCCTTATACCTCAGAACTGCGTTCCACGGGTAATTGTAATAGCTCCTGATATAGAACTCTCTGCTGGTTTGGTCTCCGGTCTGTCCGCCGGTCGTTTTGCCAAATTCGTTAATGGATGCTTGTACAAGCTTGCCGTTTCCGCAATACATGGCCGTGTGATGTACATGATTGAGAAGTACATCACCGCGCTGCAAACCTGCGCCGGTGGACATATCGACTGATGCAGTCACATCCTCAAATCCGCAAGTTTTGAACACGGAATACATATTTCCGGTGTATGTAGCCCCCTTGGATTTCACAGGAACACCAGCATTCTGCCAAGCTTGTATGACCGCAGATGAGCAGTCGTAATCAGGCCCCCAACGGTTCGCCTGATCGTAACCATGTGAATTATCCTGCGCCCATGTTTCCATCTGAGCGACGGCTTTTTCTATTATAGACATATTCTTAATCCTCTGTCAGCAAACCACTGACTGTCCGTTCATCATCCATATCACAACTCCACAAAGTTATCGTCATCCCATGCTGCCATTGCGCCCTCATCGCCCATCCAGACCTTTCTAACGCCGCCGTGCGTGTAATAGGCATTTGGGATGAGGCTCATGCCCTCTTTCCAGACGATGGGGTTGTCTGCTGTGCCGTATGGGATTTCCTGCTCAACGTAGTCCTTGCGCACCGCTACGTCGTTAACATAGAAGATGCGCCAGTCGTAGCCTATCTTGTCCGACTGCGTGACTTCCTCGCGTATGCCCCCGGCGGCGTTGACCTGTTCCGCCGTTGCATGGTCAGCTTTTATTTTCTCAAGCAGTTCATCGTAAGTCATGCGTATATCTCCTTAATTTTCTCAATCTGGGCTGTCACGTACGCCGTCTGCGCCGCATACACCTCGCCCAGATCCTTCCACGGTGCCATCATCCCGGTGAACACCTCGCCGTCACCGCGCGTCCATGTCTCATCCGACGGGACAAAGCGGAAGCTCTCTATCCACTCCGGGCACTTGCCGTCGAATTCATTCGTCTCTATTGCCCTGCGTCCCTCTGCCGAGGAGACATAGCATTTATAGTCACTGTCTATGTAGATTGTCATGTCGTATCTCCTTACTCAAGCCAGACCTTATCAAAGTAGACTTTTATGAAGTTGCCGTAAACGCTGGTATCAGATCGAGCATACAGCGATATGTACTTGCTGCCTGTGATAGAGGAAATATCAAGGCTTGTAGTAGTGCCAGCGGTAAGAGTCACCGTTGTGGTTGCGGTGTTATCTCCTAACGCGGTTGTGCCAACTTGAATCTTTGCTGTGCCTTTGGCACCATCGATTTTGTTGAGACGAACTTTCAAGGTGCTATAATCTGATAAACTGATTGCGGAAGATATACCAATTTCGCCCCAGCCCGGTTGAAGTGATATATTATTATCCCAAGTATATCCGTACAAATAGATTAAGCCGTTAGAGACTTTAGCATCGCCATAACCACTATCGAAATTTGACGAATCCCACGCATAGCCGCTTACTACGCCATTGTTGAACAGCACAAGCTCATAACTCAGCGTCACACTCGCACTCTGGCCATCGGCAGTGATAGAAACTGTAGCCGACTTTGTTTTGCCACTGCCGTCTGTCGCGGTTGCGGTGATAGTGTAAGCTCCGGCAGCATCGACCATGGCTGTCCATGTCTTAGTACCAGCGCTGGTGTTGGTGTCGCTGGCTACCTGCGTTCCGGAACTGTTTTTGACAACACAGGTGCTCTGTGCAGGGTAAGTAATGGAGATAGTCGCAGAAAAATATGCTATTGTAAGTGTGTAATCAGCTGTGATCTCGACAGTTCGTGTCGCGGTCTGGCCTGCACTGTTCGTCATGGTAACAGTCCATGTACCGGTTGAAAGGCCCTTGAAGACTGCAACACCGCTGCTATTGAATGTCCGGGTATAGGTTTTCCCGTCTTTACTGACGGTCACGATGTCGCCTGCAATGCCGGTAACTGTAAGAGTACCACCGGAACCACTGCTGCCTCCTGCGTTTGTTTTTCCTATTGCCATTTAGATACTCACCTCCAACAGATAATTGTAGGTATCGTGACGGCTGCATCAGGCGCAGACGCCGCATACAGATATATACCGCCGTTATAGCACTCTGCTACGGGTGCAAAATTCCCACTCGTGGCATCCGTAAGCGAAAAGATGATTTCCGGTGTCATGCTTGCCAAAACACCAGTGAGGCCCACAGATGCCCTGTAAGGATAATCCTGATATGTACTGTTAGAGACAAAGGATGCCGTGGCGATTGCGGTGTTAAGGAACTGCAATTTAACAGCATCTGATGCAAGCTTCTGATACGTCACACTACCGTCCGCAAGTACTTCATTATTATAGGTAAACGAAGCAGTTGTGTCGTCCGTGAACGTTATCGTGATTTGGGTTTGACCGTCTGCTGGGCTGCTGCCGACAATGGTTTTGATGCCCCGTGTTATCATCATCCAGTAATTTTGCCACCCTGCGGTGACACCGGGCTGAACATCCTTACTTGCAGCAAGCGCCAGCCACGAGCCGCCAAGGTTCTGCACACTGTCAAGAAACTCGTAGTTGGTATTTGCGGCATATGCGCCGCGTGGTCTGATTGATACTTTACCGAGGTCGTATTGTGCCATCTCTTATCACGCTCCTATTCTTTCATCGTCTGTGACAGCTGTAGCAATGGGGAAGTCGTTGACTGAAACTGCGTTTATGGTCATGGTTCCCGTCTGCCCTATCGGCCTTGTGAAGCCCTGTACAAGATGCCTCTCGGTGGGCGCTCCGGGCTTGTCCTCTCGCCGTATGGTTATGATCTGGTTTTCCACAATGTGGAACATCTGCGTCGTGGTCAAGGTCACAGTCTTGCCTAGCACGGCATAACGCTTGAGCTGCCATTCGGCATACGCCTGACACATTTCATCTGAGTAATAGTCCTTCATTGAAAGTCGCTTGGTTTTCAGCCCTATGCGGCTAATGCAGGTGTCAGAAGAAATGTCACGGTTCTGCGCTCTGCCACGGGCGGTAAGGCTTTCGTTGTTCGTCGCACCAACTACAATGACGTCGTTGTAGACCTCGGCGGGCTTCGGCGCGTACCGGATGCCAATCAGCTGCTTGCCCATCGAGAAGTCCCACAAAACAGGCTTGGACGTATCGAGAATGTCATCCTGTGACGGGTCGACTGCCAGCCTTCCGGTCGGGTTATAGCCGACCCAAGCGGCCAGCATCTCTACAAGTCCGAGGATGACCTCACCGATATTTCCTGTCTCAGAACTGAGATAGTCGTAAGGCGCGGTTATCAAACTCACACTTGTGCCGTCTGTCAGATTCTGCTTTTTGTCGTTGTAATAGCTGGTAAAGAGCGGTGCGACTGCATCTATAGGCGCGCCCGTCGTTCCGGACATATCAAAGCGGTTGAGCCTGAGCAGGGAAGCTATGGCGGCAAAGATGTTGGTTCCTGCATTTATGCCGTAAGCCCCCTCAAGGTTGCCGCCAAGTGTTCCGTCGATTGCTGCCCATTTGTCGGTCAGCTGATATGATGCCTGACGGAGTCCCGGCTCGAAAGCCTCTTCCGGATTCTCCACAAGGAAAACGCCTTGCGGAATATAGAAGTCTGTACCATCCGGGAGTATCAGCCCCTCGGAGAGCCTGATTTGCTGCCCAAACCATATCTTGTTGAGCGCATAGTCATATGCACCGTCGAGATTTGCAAGGGCGATGTTCACCTGCCTGCGGCTGCCATTCTGCAGGTTCACAGTTATGTCCCCGTCTTGGATGAAGGCTTTGGAACGTTTGTTCGTTACCTGATTATCCAGAGCGAAAGCCACGCTGCCGTTCGGCTGCAGGAACTCAAGCTTCGCCAGTTTTGTGAAGTCAGTCTTTAACGTGGAAAGGTATTGCTGCCAGTTTTTGCTATACATTCTGCGCTCACCCTCCCACGTTCAAAGTCGCCTGAAGGGTGTTGCCGTCAATGATTTCGAGTCCAGCAACGGTAAAGCCGTCAGTCGTTGTCTGAATGAGTCTTCCGTTTTTGAGACTAAGTACGGAGCCAAGCTCATAATCATCTTCGGTAGTCCATATAAGGCGCCCCGTCGACGGGTCGACCTTTATGCTGGTGAATATAATACTGTCACTCGGCCAGAATGTGGCTTCAGGCGAGTTGATTATCTTGAGTCCAGTTGCTTCTCCTACTTCGACCCATCCAATCGTCACGGTCTGCGGCATGGCCACGCTCTTATGGTCTACGCTTACCGTGACTGGCTGATTGGTATGGATGTTAAGGAAATGCCCCTTGGGGTCACGCAGGAATAAGGTGTTTTCAGATGTCGAGAGATTCCTCAGTGCCCGCGCCTGAGCCAAGGTGTCCGAGTATGTTGCATCCTTGCCTATCTTGCCAATATAACCGCCGACGCTGCCGGTAAGGTAATTAGGCGTTTCTGGCTGCCGCGTTGGGTATCGGGTGAAGTTCTTCTGCAGGGTAGGGGAGTTGTTGTTGGAGAACTGTCCCTCAGCCACACCGCCGCTGCCAAAGCGGAAGAAGTAGCTTGCCACAGCGGTATATGTGCCGTCTGCATTGGGAGTGGCTTCTATGATATTCCACATCCAGAACTGCACTTTCACGGCGTTGGTGACGATTGCAGCAGTGAGGTATGCCAATGGGCCTGTGGGGAAAACATAATATGTATATTCCTGCCCGGAACACGCACTCCAATCTCGAATCTCCCCGACTGCCCGCCCGACGGTCACGATCTTTTCAAGATTGCTCTGTCCGGTCATTCTGCGATAGATGTCGTAACCTTGAGTCGTTTCTATCTGCGCCCAAGTTACCAGTACGCTTCCGTCCGAGGTCTGACAGGCGCTTGCACTGCCGACCGAATCTTCGGATACCTCGTATTCAACATGGAAGTCTACCCAGCCGCTTGACGCATCAACGCCGTTTACCGTCTGAACATCAAGGATGATGCTGTAACTGGTGTCGTTGAGGAATCCGGAATAGTCTACCCTTAACTCACCGGTTCCATATATTTTGCCGGTGTCCACAAACGCGTCTCCACGGTTGCCTTCGCTGTCAACTTCGCATATGCGCCACCGTACCCATGCAAGAGCATCGTCCTGTGCCTGAGAATATGTTCCGGTAAAAGTGGCCGAATAGCCGGTCAGGGGATCGCTTATTGCAGATATGGCCACAGTCGGGAAACTCCTGCCAAGGAGCAGCGATGCAGTTGATTGGGTTACCGAATCGGTGCCGCTCCACCATTGAGTAATCACGAACTTGTATTCGTTGCCGTTCGTGATGCCGCTTGCGCTCAGTGTCGCTTTTGGGATGGTTACGGTATAGAATTGAGTCTCTCCTGCGTAATTCACGCCCCAAAACGGGGTCGTAAGCAAGACTTTGCCGGTGTCGTACTTTTCGGTAGAAGCAGAATTGTTTTCATAGAGAACAATTTGATACGCAAGCATAGGGGAATCCCCATTGACTTGCCAGCTTATGTCCAGCGGCTGCGTCAAGTCTACTGTACCGCTGCTGTTTATTTCATCAGGGCTTATATTTGACGGCTGAAAAAGCAAAGCTTCTCACCTCCCATCACTTCGGCCCGTCGCCGAAACACCATGCTTTGCCGGTCGACAGGCTTCCCCACCAGATGACAAGCACTGTGTCTCCGGCTGTGGCGGTTGCGACTTCTTTGCAGTACGGGATGGATATCGTGCGCCCGTATGGCTGACGCACAGATATCTTCCCGTTACTTGGAGCGGCGACGACGTCGAACCTGTCCACACGCAGGCAGTTCCCAGTTCTCTCGGTCACGGCCTGATCTACCTTGGGTTTTAGTGCGTTCCAAAATTCTATGATTCCTTCGAGCATATTTCCGCCTCCCGTTTAAGTGAGCTTCAAAGTCTTGAGCTTTTCGGCAAGCTCCTTGACGGTCATATTCTTTGCCTCTGTTTCGGAGAGCTTCAAATCGCCGAACTGGTAGTATACGTCGTGACTGTCGGTGCTGCGGAAGATGCTCTCGCCGGTGGTATCGGTGGTGTTCTTTGCACCGCCTGAAATGGCGTGCAGAATATCGGCAATGCGCTTCTGCTCCTCATCGCTCGCGTTCGCTATCAGCTCTCGCAGCGCCGGACTCATGGTCAGGTCACCAATATCACCGATATTGCCGTTCTTGATCGCATCAAGTTCCTGCTCGATTTTGGCATCCTGATAATCTTTCTCTGCCTCTGCCAGATTCTCTTGAGCCTTGAGGATGTCATCGGCTTTTGCCACCCATTCCCACTGTCCGGTGACTGGATTGTAGATTCTGACCGTGCGCTGTTTTTTTGCGTTCTCAAGCTCCTGCCGTGCCTTTTCAACCGCCTGTTGCTTCTCTGCAAGCTTATTGGCTGCGTTGGTCGAATCGGTAAGAGCCTCCAATGAGTCGACCAACTCGCCCATAAGGTCATCAGAGTAGCCGTAACCGCGGTTCAGAAGATCAAGAACTTCGTTTGATGTGTTGCTGTATCCCTTGTTGAGGTACTGTTGCACGAAATCTCGAACCATCTTTGCGGCCTGCTCCTGCAAAGCCTGTTCTTTGGCTCGGTCATTCCGGTTCCGGGCAAGCTCAATCTGCTTGTCTATGTTGTCGAGCTTTTCACTGACTTCTTTTTTTAGCGGATCGTCTTCTTCGGTGTTGCTGGCTGTGCTGCCGCCGACGCCAGTTCCGCCGCTGTGGTCGCCGCCGTAGACACCACCATTGCCGCCGGGTCTTACAAGCCCTGTGCCGCCTGCGTGCATCGGAATTTCTTCTTTCTCGCCGGTAAGCATATCTTGGGTTTGCTTTGCGGTGTAGACTTTGGCCCCGGGGGACAGGTCGACAATGGCCATTTTGCCGCCATTGGCAATATAGGCATCGCCGTTGTCCACGATAAGTTCTGCCGAACTGCCATTAACTGGCGCACCGTCGTTGACCACCGCGCGACCACCGGGAGAATTTTGAGTGCCGCCCGCATTAGTTGGGATGAGGGCACCGCTTGCTGTTTGCTTGTATTTTTTCTCTATTGTGGTGATCGTGACGGTTTTGCTCCGAATCGATGCAAGGCGTGAATAGATTACATTGAGTACGCCGCTTGCGTTGTCTCTAACGGAAACGTGTATCTGCTTGGAATCGGGGATTTCGTTTGCGGCATCGCCAACGTCACGCAGTTCGTTCGCCGCTTCTGCCGCACCAGACGCATCTGCTCCGACCTCCACGGAACCACTTGCATTGTTTTTTGCCTGATTAACGTTGTCGAGCTGCTGCTGGGCTTCTGATGCACCGGGCACAGTTACCGGCACATCCACCGAACCGGAGGCGGTTTTTTTCTTCTCGTCTAATTGAGCAAGCTTTGCGTTTGCCTCATCAATCTCCGCGTCAACATCAAACGTAACAGGATCCTTAGCTTTGGCTTTGGCGTCGTCTGTCTCTCCGAGAAGCGCCTCGATTGTCGAGATTATTTGACTACGGGCTTCCTCAGCGGAACCTACACCGAGTTTGTCTGCCCAATTGATAGCTCCTGCTCGTTCAAGTCCCTCAAATACGCTGAGAAGTCCTTCGACCGTTGTCTGCCCAGTGATTTGAGAAAGTGCGGACGCATAGTCTGACAGAGAAGGCGAAGCCTTGACGAGTTTGTCACCCAACTGGGACACAATATTGGCGGCTTCCTCTCCTGTATAGAAGATACCGTCCATGTAGACGCTGAGTCCCTGAGCGAGAGCCTGCGCCATCCCCTCGGTTATTCCGAGCTGTTCTGCGAGTTCCTTATAGGAAGAGATCGCTGTGATTGCTCCGCTGTCATCGAATGAGACGATTCCGTCGAGTGAGCCACCCTGCGCGGCTTCATTGATGGCATCATAAAATGCACCAAACATATCGCCGCTGTTGAATATTTTGCCGAGGTTGCTGTCGCTCATCGCCCATTCCATGGCATCGGCGACGCTATACCCAAACTGCTGTTTTATATCGTCGGGGATAAACTGGTCGTAGAAAGACTTGACGTATGCCGAGCTGACTTTGCCTGCCTGAAAGTCCTTCATGGCGTTGTTGAAGGCTGTCTGCATCGCATTTGCGTTGGCTTCTTTGTCAGCCAGCCCGTCAAGTTCGGCGTTGTACCTCTGTAAAGCTTCTGTCGCTGCGTCGACCGAGCTCTTTACTTCCTCAAACGAATCCGCTGCCGCGTCCGTTCCGCCAGTGTCGATTTCGCTGGCTTGCTTTGCGACAGCTTCATATGTTTTAATGAGATCCTCTGCGTCCTTGCCGAGCTCGCGGCCATCCTTTTTGTAATCGGAAAGCTTGTCATAGAGGTCGTCGTAGTTCGACGCAATGTCGAGGATTGCGTTTCTGTACTCGGTTAGTGTAGTCTCGCCTTTAGCATATTCGTCATGAGCGGCTGCCAACTCGCTCCTAAACTTGCTTACGGTGTCTGCACCAGCAGTGGACGATTGCCCCGCTTTACTGCCAAAAGTGTCTGAAGAAACTGCAGTCTTTTTACTCCAGTTTTCATTCATCCACTTGTCGTACTCTGCATCACGTGCGAGCTTGAGTTGACGCTCTGCCTCGTCGTTGCGCATTTTCAGAATGTTATATTCATTCTGCTCGGCAATTGTCAGTTCGCCAACTTTTTTCTTGAGTTCGTCGAAGCGCGTGCCTTCGCCGTAGGTAGCCTCATACTCTGATTCGAGTTCAGACAAGATTTGCGCTTGCTCTTCGTAGGTAACTGTAAGCGCATCTACGGCTTTGACTATGCCGTAGATTACTGCCGTGGCACCTGCTACCCAAAACAGCGGGCTTGCAAGCATCGCAGCAGTAAGCGTTTTGAGAGCGGCTGCGCTCGCCAGCGCCCCGGCAGCTAAAGGCCCTTGCGCCAAGGCGAGCGCAGTTATGCCAGTTTTGAGCGCAACCGCGCCCTTGGAAACAAGCGCAAACGCCGCTGTCACACCAGCTACAGTGACGACAAGGTGGCCGAAGTCGCTATCAAGAACCTTGACAAGTCCAGTAATGACGTCGAGAGCGCCTTTTATGAGACTGGTATCAACCATGTTGGAGATGAACTCAGTCCATGTGTTCTTGAGGATATTTGCCTTTGCATCCCAAGTATCAAGCATGACGCTGACTTCCTGATCGGCGCTGCCTGCAGCGACGCCCATATCAGCCAACATGTTTTTGTACATATCAAAGTTTTCAAGGAGCGCAAGGAGTTGGTTCGTGCGGAGTTTTCCACCGAGAGCAGAGACCATCTGCATCAAATCTGCTTCGGAGATAAGTCCATCCTTGGCCGCCTTTGACAGTGCTTCGATGGCTTCCATCGGGTTTATAAGCTTCCCTGTGGCCTCTGCCGCCGCGACAACATCGGGGGCGTACTTCTGGAGTATGCCGCTAAGAGACTGTACGGATTCCTCGGTTGCTGTCACGCCATCCGAAATTTCGGTAGTAGTATCGCCTAGAATGTTGAGAATAAGCGCTCTGGCCGCAGTTGCCGCCTTTGTACCGCTCTCCTGCGTAGTGGCGGTGATCGTGCCGAGCATGGCCATGGTTTCTTCCATGGACATTCCAGCCATTGAGGCTACATTGGCAACGATGGGCAAGCCTTCAGCTATTTTCTGGATGGATGTTGCATAGTTGTTATCTATAGTGTTTGCTTCATCCAGTGCGAGGGAAAGCTTTTCAACGTTGCCGTGATATTTCCATGCTGCGTCTGCCGAAAGGAGAAACTGCGATGCTGTCTCCTGATCCGTGTCGCCGACGAGCTGTGTCTTTATGGCCAACTCGCCAAGACCCTGTGCGGCTTCTTTGTAACCTGCACGGGCGAAAGTAGAAACGTTCTGGAGGTACTCGTTTGCTGCAACGCCGTACTTAGATGCGGTGGAGTACGCCGATTCGCCAAGAGCATCCATCTCGTCCTTGGTCATGCCGGTGACCTTGCGCACGGTCGCAAGCTCACTGTCGACCTCTTTCATGGTGGAAAGAGCTTCAACAAAAGAGTTCTTCACGGCGGCAATGCCGTTGCCTATCAGCTGCCATGCCGCCTGCTTGGCAACGATACGACCAAGGCTGTCTCCCAGCAGGTCGGTCAGCGCCGAAGTTTTCTGCGCCTCGGTGCCCGCTTTTTGCGTTGCGGATGCGGCTTTGGTCTGCCCAGTGGCCAATCTGTTGGCCGACTGCGCGGTTTTCTCTTGCTGTGCGGCAAGTCTGTTAGAAGTTTGCTTCGTTTTTTCCTGCGCGACCTGAACTTTAGCTTCTGCCGCTGTCTGCTTTGCGCTTGCAGTAGCCTGTTTGGTCTGCTCTTTCGCCAGCTGAATAACCGACTTTGAGACTTTGTCAACAGCCCCGGCGTTGACCTTTATCTCTATTGGTGTACTGCTCAGTCTTTTGCCGATGTTCTCTATGTTGGTAAGCGAGGCTATCGCTTTTGCGTCATTTACATTTACTTGTATCTGTACTATTGTGCTCATTCGGCGTTAACCTCCGCTTGCAACATAACGGCGCATAGTGTATAATCTATATAGAAGGGAGTTGATATCATGAATTGGGATGAATCCCAAATGGTCTCTCAAGCTTTCGCACAAGGTCAAGGAGGTATGTCTCTCGGCCAGCAGTGGGCGCTTGCTGCCATGCTGCGGACTGATAAGCCCTCGAAAACCAAGAAAAAGTCCTCTCCAAAGCCTGCAAATCCGCCTAAAAAACCGTAAATCCCATAGCTTTTAGTCCTTTTGCAATGTCGCTGTCGGCCTTTCCATCGTCCACGTATTCGTCTCGCGCTTCATCCATAAAGGGACGAGCAAAGGGCTGATGCCAAGCAGGATCGCCCTCCTCAACGATTGGAGTGAGATCAATGCCGTTGGCATGCTGCGGCTCTGCTGCGTTTTCCAGTGTCAGTGTCAATCCATCGACGGTGGTCAGCATGGTCGTGTCATCAATGAGACCTCCATTTTCTTCGCGCCGCTTGTACATAGCGGATGGAGACGCAGGGTAGCTGTAAACATTTTCTTTTGCCTTTTTCTGTATTGCTTCTTTTAGCCCATCAGCAACGCTGTCTCTTAGTGCATTTTCAATGGCCGAATCTATCAATCCGCGAATCTGCAAATAATCTTGTAAGACGCTCATATTGCCCTCCAAAACACAGGAATAATCCCTTGTTGAAAGAATCATTCATCTGTCTTGGATAAGCCCCCGACTTGCGCCGGGGGCTTTATTTTGATTTAGGTGACGGTTACGGGGATTGTGTCGGTGTAGGTCACCTTGGAAATGCTGTTGGTCACGGTGACAGTGGCCGTGGTAGTACCAGCAGCTACACCGGTCAGCACAGGGGAGTGCGGGTCGTTGAACTTCGCAGTCTCTTCTGCGCCAGTGGAGAAAGTGACCTCACTCATGTCGGAGATGTTGGTGAGATTACCGGCAACGTCATACTTGGCGACAAGCTCGGTGGTCTTGCCGTTTACTACGGAAACACCTGCGCCAGCGCCGACAAAGTAGACACCCTCGACGGAACCGGTGGAAGTGCCGGAAACAAACTCATCAACGATGTAGCAGTAGTTCGGCATGGCGTTGCTTGCGCAGACATCGGTGCCGACTTCATCAGCGGTCAGGCAGTTGCCGGACAGGTCAACAGAACCGGGAGTGGTCTGGTTGATGGTGTCGGACAGTGCGCCGGTGAAGAAGTAGTAGGGGATGTAGTAGTGGCGAATCTTGAAGAGAGAAGAGTTCTTCGCATCACCTCCGCCATTCTTGGCGTAGATGTTGACCGCAAAGTGGACGCGGACGACCTTCGGCTGGAACAGCGCGGGAACTGCGAGCTGCAGGGCAGAGCTGTTCTGCACGAAATACTTCACGCAGTAGGTGTTGCCGGAAACAGCGGTGAAGCCCTGAATAGTGCCATCGCTGCCGACCTTGTAAGCCTTGCCGCTGTTTGCTGCCACCGTGTCCTTGTCATTGCCGGTAGAGCCGAGAATGTAGGCCACAGCGCCGTTCTGACCGCCAAGGGGAGCCACAGCACCGGTTATGGTCAGCGCCGCACCGCTTGCTACAACGGGCTTCGAGGTCTCAACGACGCCGTTGCCGGTCAGGCTCTGGCCGATAGTCAGCGCCATGTTGTTCAGCGCGGAGTCGGCGGTCTTGGCCGTGAAGGTCAGACGGGAGGTGTCGGGAATGTTGATGATAAGCATGTTGCCGGGGCCGCCTTCAACTGCGCCGTCATTCATGCTGCCCGCGGGAGAAAAGTCGGTTACGTACTTGGAGAAGCCGACAAGATCGTCGGTAGCGACATCGAACGCCTCAAAGTACACGATTCCCTTGGAAAACTCATACTGAGGGTTGAAAGAATACATTATGTATCACTCCTTGTTATTGTGACATCGGCTCAGGGAGTTGCCCCTTTGCCTTGGCTTCGAGCTGTGTCAGTGTCTTGAATCCGGCAGGCAGCTCCGAAATCCTGTCGAATTTCCACGTCGGATAAGGCGCGCCTTTCTCAAACTTCGTGAGCCCGACCGCTTGAGCCAACGTGTAGATTTGGTAACCGAGGGTTCTGTCGATTGCTCTGTCAAATCCTCTGAATTTGCGTATCGGCCAATCCCATAGCTCGTCCGCATCTTTTCCCACATTCGCGGCCACGGAATAGACCCACGCCTCGATCTCAATATCGAGCTTCGGCATATTTTGGCTGTTTAGGTACTGCTCTGCCGCGACCAGTTCCGGGTTCCATTTTTCATCCGGAAGCTGATAGTCGTTTTGGGCGGCAATTATCTGCCGTACCTCATCCATCATCTGGATGGTCAGAACAGTTTCGTGCTCCCTGATGTAAATGCCCATAAGAGTGCCCTCTTTCCGCAGGGTGGAAAGCTGATACCCGTATGCGCCGTCAGGCAGTTTGATTCTTTCGAGCCTCAACGCTTTTGCTACAACATTGAGAACTGGTTCCAAAAAAGGACTGCCGTTGCCGAGCTTGTCCATTTCGTCAAGGCACTGACACCATGACAGGCGGGCAAACTTCGGCGGCAATGAGGATTGCATAAGTTCAAATGCGGCGGCTGCGCTTCGATACAGGGGAAAGTCGCGCACCGTCAGCGGGTAAAATGTCAGTCCATTGAACTCGATTTCTTTGTTTTCTCGGACTTCATTTGCATATTTATTAACGCCTTGCATATTTTCTCCTCGGCGTGTATGCCTTTAGATGTTGTCATCGCCGTTCCAGTCGATGTACTGATAAATCTTGTAGCCGGTGTTCACTCGCTCGTCATCAAACTTTGTGATTTGGTAGGTGTTCAGTGAGCCGACCCCGCCGAAGTTCACACCCTCAGTGGCTTCAAGAATCGCCTGTACTATGGCGTAAGACCTTGAATTTCCCATCACCTGCATGTTTGCCTCAATGCCGTAGTTGCACATGATGCAATAGATGATGGTCTGTCGAAAAACGTAGGTGTTTTTCTGTTGGATGCGGTTTGCGGGGCCGAGATAGATTCTCAAAACGCTCTGCGCTGTATCCTGACTCTGCCTGACGAGTTCCTGTGGGAAGATTCTGTACCCGCGTTCTGCATCTGGCGGGTCTGCTGGATGCAGAGGGTCGAATTGAATCGCCTTAATCTGCTGCGGTGTCGGAAGCGGCTGTTCAAGCGGCTTTGCGCCGTCCCAATACAGGAGTTTCTTGAGTCTCGCCCTCGGAAAACTGTTATCCGAGGGCGGCGTATAGCCGCGTGACGGCAAGTCCATTAGGTATTTCATCAACCTGTACGGGAGCTCTTCGGCTCCCTCCATCGTGTTGCCCGCTACAACCTTCGTATAGGGGTAGTAGGGACTATCTGTGGAGGGCTGCGCGCCTATCCAGTCAGGCATTTTCTTTCTCCTCCTGAAGCTGCTCTGCCATGCCTTTGACCTTCTCCAACTGCGCGAGGATTTCTTGAGTGACCTCCGGCGTGATAGCCGCGGACAGAACTTTCACTACACGCCCCACAGGGTCGTTGTTCTGCTCTATCAACGCATGTATGCTGTCATTAAGCATCATGGAGAACGTCTTGAAATCGTTCATAATTTCATAAGCCTTGTCCGAAAGATCGTTGTCATGGCGGCGCACAAAGCGGTTCATTTGCGAGAAAACATGGCTCTGCGCCCACTCGTCGTAGGCTTCCTCGCTCATGCAGGCATCGAGAACACCGGCAGTCTTTTTGCCATCAATGTACGAAACTTTCTGCTTTTCAAAATCCTGATGAAGATAAAGCTGGGCGAGGACGCCCATAAGGTACTGTTGCTTCAAGCCGAAGCGCTCTTTCAGCAGCGGGAGCATATCCCCGCCAACAGATTTCGTTTCCTCAACACAAGCGATGGCAAAATACTTTGCCATGCCCTCTTTCTGCGCCAAGCTGAGATAGTCGTCAGCATTTCTCAGCATTTCTTCTGTTATCGTGATCGCCATCGTCATTTCTCCTTTTCCTTTGGCGTTAAAGCTTATTTGCGGCGTTTCTGCACGCTTTTCTTTGCGAGGGTATCCGCGCCCACTTTAGCGACTACCGGCTTCCCTGCGCTCTCCTGCGGCTTATCAGCGGCGTTTTTCTTGCAACGCACCCATTCAGGGAGCAGCACTGCGCATCTTTTCTGCCCACAAAAACGCTGATAGGGGCAAAGCGAATGATACAGATTCTGTTTATCCACGGCGGAGGGCATTGGTTCTCGGTCACAGATTATGTAAGGGATGCCGTCTGCCTCGCGAGCGTGGGTACATTCGTACTTCATGGGATTTCACCTCAATCCAAAAGTTCTATGCTCATTTGAGCGGTACTGTCTTCGCGCGTGGCTGTCACTATCAGTGGCTTATCTGAAAGCCCGTAGCAGGTGAGTGTTGCCTTATTGCCGCGCACGTCTGGGCTGTATGCGTCCTCATCAGCTCCCGAAAAACTGAAAGTGACAACATCGTCTGTTGCAGTACCGTTCTCGAACCAAACTGCGCTTATCTCGGCAGTTTCAAGAGAGTGAAGCGCTGTCAGGGGAGTGCTGGTAAAGGCGACGTAGCCTTCGCCAACAGCGGCAACAGTGATGTCCACGGTCTGCGCAACGTCCGGATTTTGAGCAAGCGTAACGGTTACTGTCGCAGAGCCTTCTCCAACAGCCTTTACAAGCCCGTTTTCATCCACTGTGAGCACGTTTGTGTCAGATGATGTAAATACATAGGTAATGGGGTTCTCGGCAGTAGAAACAACGCTCTCGCCGTTCCTGATGCTTTTTACGGCCAATGTTTGTGTTGAACCGGCGTTCATGCTCTTGTCTGCGGTCACGGAGATCTGCCAGTTGAACGCAAGCCCGTCAGCTACTCCGCGTTCAAAGTCGTCCTGCGGCAGCGGCTCTGTCAGCTCTATCGTGAATGTGATGATATGTACGCTGTCGGCTTCGTTCGTAAATTCGCGCGTGAAGTTGTTCACGCCTCGCATTGCGTAGGCCATATTGCCCAGCAGGAGCCGTGTGTTCTCAACAAAGCTCTTGGAGTATTTGTTGAGCTGACACACGCAGGAGATATAGTTCTTCGCTGTGATACTGTTCTCCGTTGCATGGCTTGCGTTGCCGAGAGTGCCCATCTTGGCGTAGCTCATGGGGATAGAAATGACGTTGCCGTAGTAGTCGAGGACATTAATGACGGCGTTGCAGCGCCGCACAACAGCCTGAACTATTCCAAGCCCCATGTTGTTGGGCTTGTAGACGATCCACCAGTTGTTGGCATATTGCATGTAAGAGCCGATGGGGATATAAGTCAGTCCTGCGGGTTGGATGATATAGATACGCTGCCAGTCGTCCGGCTGCAATTCGCCCGTGGCGGAGGAAGATGCAAAGGTCGAGCGGATCTGGATGGGCGTGTATTCGTACCAGTCTTTGGATGTATCTACTCCCTGACATGCTGTGTTGAATACATTGTCTGCGAGATCACCAACGTCTACGGCATTAGCCTGCGTCGGATGGGTGAAATACTGCTTTTGCAGCCCCTGCGAGTGCATCCACTCGTTTGTCAGCGGGGCGTAGTCGCATCCGCCGACCATCCCGGCGTTTCGCGCCAGTTTGTTCAGATTCATGCCCCGCCTCCTCTTATGAAAGATTTGTGCTGAGAACAGTTGCTATGTAGTTTCTGTTCTCCTCGTAGTGGCGGAGCATGCCGTAGAACTGCTGCATGACCTCTTTCTGCCGCGCGGTGTTGGCGTTCGTCTGTGAAGCCTCGCTTATCGTCGTGAAAGAGCTGTCGCGTATCTTGGATGTGCGCTCTATGGCGTTGTTGTCGAAGCGGTGCTCCCACGCCGCGTATATCGCATAGGCGAGTATGGTCTGCTCCGTCCGGCTGAGATCTGCGGCAAACTCACCGCTTTTATAAAGGTTGATGGACAATGTATCGTCCGGGGATAGGTCGATGTTCACAACAACGTCGCCGGTCTCAGCGGAGTAAACACAGGAAACAGGGGAGTAGGTCACATTTCCAAACTGATCTTTGCCCATAAGTCCGCATGAGCAGATATCGAAGCCAGTGAGTCCTGTTTCTATCGTCACGGGTGCTTCCTGCTTCTCTGTGGGGGTGTAGTCCACATCCTCGAAATCTGGGGCGGTAAGGTTTTGCAGTTTTAACAGCATTTCAGGCGGACGGTTGAAAAGGGGAATAGCCCAATCCATGTACGCTGCCATGCGGTTGTAGAAGACAGCGAGGCGGTTTTTCATGTCCCAATCAAGGGACAAATCGTTTTTTATGTAGGTCATCGCCTGCGTTTCGATTGGTTCCCATGCTGTGCTCATTCAAAACTCACCTCGCTTCCGAAAAATTCATTTACTTAATGCCGGTGATGACGCCAGCCTCTACGCCGTTGCCTTTGAGGGTTCCAATCCAGTCCTCAGCTACGCCGTGTATGTAGGTCTCAAGGTCTATGCTGGCAGCTTCAAGGACTTTAATTGCACTGCCGCTCATCTTTTTAAGGGTCAAATTAACAAGTTCTGCGCCGAGTTTTGCAACCTGATCTCCCGTGAGCTTGCCTCCCTGAGTCTCTTTCCAAGCGGAAACAAAGAGCTGATTCAGTTCACCTACGGTCTGGATGGCGGCATCTTTCAGCTCATCCTTGGCGGCGTTGATGTTCTCAAGGTGCTTGTTCTTTCCTATCTTGGCCGTGAGCCACGCAAATGCGGTGGTCAGGGCTATGATCGCAAGCTGGGTAATGAGATTGGCAGCAATTTCCACTGCTGCATTGGTCATGTTTTCTATCATTTTGGTATCTTCCTTTCTTTTACTCTGATTGGGAGGTCCCCAACTTTAGCCATGACATCGTCGTAAAAGCCGTTCCCTTTGAGGGTGGTGTGGTATACTTCGTGCATGCGCTTCAAGTCTGCAAGGTCATCCATCCAAACGAAGCCCTGCTCGACGTACTTCTCACACAGATGCTTGACCCGGTCGCCCAAGGACTCCTTTTCGCCTGCCATCACGTCCGCGATTTTTTTTTCGAGTTCGCTAATTTTCTCTCCGATGGACTTAATAGCTTCTTTGATTTCTGCGATGTCGCTATCCTGAAGCTTGTCATTGTCCGCCTTGGCTTCGGCTTTATCGGCTTTCTGCGCCTTTCTGTTTGCCGCTAATTCAATAAGCTTGAATGCGCCATTTATAATGGCTGCCCCGGCGCTGCCGCCAAGTATCGCAATGACCACTTCATTCATTTGGGAACATCCTCCTGATTAGACATCTTCTGCATTCAGCGCTTCGAGCATGGGCTTGAAAATGCCCTCGCCGTTGTGCTTTTCCTTAGATATATTGTTGAGCGCTACGACTCTGGCACGGCTTACATACCGCTTGAGGGGGCTGCCATCGTTCAGATAGGCATCCATGAAGCGCGCCGCTACAAGCTCCTGATGCTCCGCGCACAGGCTGCCGAATATCTCTGCGGCTTCGGGGATCTCTTTCTTGAAGAAGAAATCAAAAACACCCTCGCGGCGGATGACTTCATTTTCGGCGTACTCGCAGTCATAAAGGCTTCTCTGCTCGTCGGTCAGGCCGTCCAGCACTATGATTCTTCGGGTTTTGATGAGTTTTGCTATCAGCGGTGTAATGAACGTGCTCTCAAACTCGCTTAGAGGAACAGAGAACACTCGTCCGCTGCCACTTATCTTTCGGCCATTGCCGATGATGATCTCGTTGTTCGGGATAACGCTGTCAATGTAGATGCACTGCACCATCTTCTCGTTGGGAGTGACATATACCGCCTGTACAACAGGCTCTACGGGCTTCTCCGCTTCCTTCGGCTTGGCAGCTTCAGCAGCCTTTTCAGCCGCTTTCTTCTTCCTGCCCTCGGCCATTTTTCTTTTCTGCTCTTCGCTCATTGCCATCTCTCAATTTCTCCTTTCATGGCAGATGACAGAGGAGGGAGGTTGTCCCTCCTCTGCTTGCGGATTATCAGGCGCTGGTGACGCCAGAGATGATGCCTATACGGCTTGCCAGGACGGGGGCGATATCGACGCTGTCGACCTGCAGAAGCTCGATTCTGCCGGTTGCGATGGTGTCCTCGCCCGGAGTGAGGGTGATCTGAGTGTCAGCGCCCTCCTCGAAGCACATGACCATAGGTGCATAGCGCTCGTTTGCGCGGGCAGCGATGATGATCATGTCGGTCGGGAAGATGCTGGTCAGGGTAGTGTTGATGGACTCCGGCGTGGAGGTGGGCTGAATCTCGTAGAGAAGCACGCCATCCTTGGAGGTTATGTAGCCGTTGCGGAAGTACTGATCGCCGAGCTGGTACATGATCGCGCTGGCAAGCCCGGTGGTATCGGGGATGACATTGCGCAGCGCCATGAAATCACCGTAGCCGATGAGCTGATCGCGGCGAACACGGTTAGCCTTTGCAACGTTCTGGCAGACGGTCGCCCAGTTGTTGCTCGTGTAGCTGGTGGCTTTCAGAGCGGAGGGGACATACTTGGTGTTGCCCGCAACCTCAACGAAGGCGGTAGTGAACTTCTGCATGATGTAGGCCGCATAGCCGCCAGCCATTGCGGCGACGGTATCGACGAGGTTGCCCTCGTTGCCAATCATCTGGTAGAAGTTGATAACGCCGCGAGTGGCAAAAGGCTTGGGGTTGAGCGTGATAGTGTTGCCGTAGAGCTGATCCTGCGGCACGCTGCGCAGAGCAGTCCAAGAGGTGTCTCTGTACTGGAACACAGCGTTGGAAGTCACGTTGATGGTCTTGGTCTTGCCCTTGGGAGTGGTCTCCACGGAAACCATTTCACCCACCAGCGGGGAAATGAGGGCAGGAGTTACGGGGTAGTAGGTAGCCCCGATGATGGTTGCCATGACCTTGAGGAAGATGGGGTCGGTGGCGAGAGACATATTGGCAAAAGTGCTGCGATCCTTGCGGTCAGTAGACTTGCCGACAACGGAATTTGCCTTGGAAGCGGCAAAGTAGAGCACGTCATCAGTCCACTCGCGGCACTGCTCCTCAAAAGCCTTCGCGCTGTTGCAGGCAAACGCAAAGTCCTCCGTGGGCTTACCAGCGGCGGAGAGCGCTCTGTTCTTCTCTCGTCCAGCCTTCTCAAGAGCGAGAATCCTACCGCGGGTAACAAGGTCTGCGTACTCGTCGCCCGACAGCGGCTTGCTGGTCAGGTTGCCGAGGGCAGAGTTAAACTTCAGCAGTTCATTCATTGTTGTGCGTCCTCCCTTCCTTATGCTTTGCGGCACAGCATGTTGAATCTGCTGCCCGCGTTATAGTTGGACTCAGTCCAGGCGTCGATGCCGAGCCCCGTATCGAGCTCAAAGTAGATGCCAGAACCGGCTGCGGGGGCGGCATTGGTGCCGACGAGCAGTCCGTTTACGATGGTGGCGTAGATGTTGGTCGTAGCGTCTACGGCGGTGGAGAAGTTGCCTTCGCCGAAAGCGTAGGTCTCCCCGGGGATCGCCTTGGAGAAGGTGTCCAGTACACCGGACGGGATGCCAAGGCCGAGAGTGTTGATCCCCTCTGCGTAAAGACCGTTGCCGATCGTGCCGCGCTGTACGTCACCGGGATTGCAGAAGTAAACGTCCTTAGTGCCGTCTGCGGCTGCGGTCATCTGGTAGCCGCCGGTCGCCATGTGTGCGCCCTTATTGCAGATGAAGCCTGCGGAGCAGTCAGCGGGGGTGAAGGTCGTGCCGGAGAGGCTGCCGAACTTACCCGCGATGTTCTGCAGGTCGTCGTTACGGTTATTCCACATTCTCGGAAGAAATGCGGTTTTTTCAGTAAAAGCCATTATTTTGTCACTCCTTTTTCATTATTCGTGAGCGTCGCCCTTGAAAAGCTCGCCGAAAGTGCGCGGACTGCCGCCAGAGTTGCCTTTGATGTTGTTGAAGTTGAAGTAGTGCTTCTCGCTTGCTTTGGCAGCTGCTTCGTCGAGCTTCTTCTGCTCGTCCATGCACAGCGCCTTGACACTCATGCGTACTTCCGCTTCGCCGATCCAGTTGCCGTCAGCGTCCTCACGAGCGGTGAAATCGCCGTTCTCAACCCTCGCCTTTAGGTCTTTGAGGATTTCGCTGTCGAACTTGCCCTCCGCGCCGCTGCACTGCTTGAACTCGTCCTCAAGGGCGGTCTTTGCGGCGTTCAGGCGGCGCTTGTCCTCCTTGCCCTTCATCGCGTCAAGCTGCTCTGAAAGGTGCTTGATGGTCTTTGCGTCGGCCTGCGCCTGCTCAGTTGCGGCGTTGTAGCGGATTTCAGCCTCGCCCATAAAGGCATCGAGACTCGCCTGAACTTCGGATTCGCCTATCTTGTAGGAAACGTAGGCGTTGGCTCTCATTATTCGGTCAGGAATGATGTTGCCCTTGTCGCTCTCCTCGACGGAGTAGGTAAAAGGCTCACCGTTCGCGTTCACAAGAGCCAGAAGTTTCAGATCGCTCGAAGCGCCGACCACGGTATAGCCGTTGAACTTCTCCGACAGCGCCTTGAGTCGTGCTTTGTCAATCATGTTTTCTTTCACTCCTTTGTCGTGTGTGGTTGTTTTGGCTGTAGCTTCCTTTGCGTATGAGGCAGCTTTGAGACACATCTTTTCCATGCTGTTTCTCATCGCAGAGAGGGACTGGATGGTCGCACCCGCTACAGCCGGGGCAACTCCCGCGCCAAGGACGGTGACGCCGAGCACTACGTATTCCTCTTCGACCGCAACGTCGCCTTCCATATGTTCTTTGGTCACCAGCGTTTCTATGGAGATTTCCATGCCGTTCCCCTGCCGAGCGATCATGTCAACCAATTCCGGTGCGTACCATTTCCACAGAAATGCCGAGGCCACTATCCAGCTTGTGTCTTCTTTCCGCTCTAAGCGGATATCCGCATCTTTCGGGATCCAGCCGACTATCCTCTCGGCATCGGCGGCAGTAAAAGAAGCGTAGGTTTCACCCGTTTTCGGGTCTCTCTTGAGGTCGTAGTTGTGCCCATCGCCGATCTTCCCGCTTGGGAGATAGGCCGTCAGAATGGGAATGTCCTTGAACTCAGGCAGGTGCGCCGCGAGGTTGATGTACTTCCAGTTGTTGCGGTTCACCTTGTCGTTGAGCATCCACAGCTCGACCCTGTAGAGTTTTCTATCGCCAGAGGACAGAATTTTTAGCTGCCCTCGCGATGTGCGCGTTATTTCAGCGCCTTTGTATCTGTTCTTGGCCATAAGCCATCACTCTTTCTGCGGCACGTTGAGCGTGCGGTTGAGCCAGTTATCAAAACTGGTGCTGCTAATCCCGCTGTTTTCCGCCATTGCCTTGGCCTCGCACAGCCACTGCCTGTCCTGATAGTTCTCCATCTGGACGTTCTCGGCATAGCGTGCCAGCGGCTCAAAATTGGCATTGTCGCAAACCTCGATGACCTCGGACAGCCCGTCGTTAACGCCGTCGATGAGGTTGATACACTTATCCAGCACCTCTTCCACGGAAGAAAAACTGTCCTGCATTTCCGGGATTGTCGGATAAACCAGCGGCAAACCGAGCTTCGCCATGATGTCTTTCAGCTGGTCTATGTACTCCGGCTGCTTGTGTTCAAGCGCGTGAATAGCTCGTGTCAGCGCCGCATAGCCGCTGTACCATGTCTGTTCTTTTATCGCCGCGAAACTCCACATGGCATTTCCCATCGCGCTCATAGCTCTGCGCATCGGTTCATAAAGGAAGGAATATCTGTCCTCCCGATATGCGGCGTAAAAGTCTCTCAAGTCTCATTCCTCCCTTGCGGTGAAATAAAAAAGCAGGGCTACCAACACGAATTTCTTCGTGCTAATAGCCCTGCTTTGGCTTTGTCGAACCTCCTACATGAGGTTCCTTACATCTCTATTTTCTTGTTTTTAATCTCCCAAAGGTGAATCCCGTTGGGTTTCGCGGCAATTTCCAGCCGCTTGCCTTCTTGAAGCAGTCGGTTGATAATTGCTATCATTTCGGCAGATAACTCAGGCGGTTTCTCTTGAGCACGATCTTTCATATCTCTTCCTCATGCGTCTCGCTGTTTATGCTGCCGCGTTCTTCCGGTCGCCCGTCCTCGGAGATTTCCTTTTTTGCATGCGGCGGCAGTCCGCTGGTATCCTGCTTGGCTGAATACGATGTCACAAGCGGTCTGCGCTTGTCCATTACGCCGCTTTCGTCCACAAAGTCGGATATAGCGATGTCATCCAGTATCGTGTGTCCGGACAGCGCATCATATTTGAGCGTATCGGTGAGACAGCCGTTGGTCATGCCCTTGCGTGCGTTCTCAATTTCGTCATCTATCTTGAAGATGTCGCCGAACATTTTGAAGCGCATCGGGGTCTTGCAGTTCAGGCTCTCTATCATCCAGTTCATAATCCGCTCCATGCTGCCATATATGAACTTAGCATAAGAAGCCGCAAGCCAAGCTGAAAGCTGCGCCACGCCGACCTTTGGGTCGTTTGTGGTGGGAATGAGAGAGGGGAGACCCGCTTTAAGAATCTGGTCTGAATATGCCGTCGAGCTTATGTCCGTGTTCGCAACGGTGTCAGAAATCGTCTGAAGCTTCAAGTCTTTCGCAGGCGCAAGGTAAAGCCCTATGCCGCTCGTATTGTTCTTATTGAGCATCTGATACCACAGATACTCAAAAAGCTTCCTCGTCGTGTCAGAGACCCTTATAGGGTCGTTATCCGTTGCGCTCTTCGGGTCATAAGTTTCAAGCGAGCCAGTCAGCACAGACGTCAACGGATTAAGGATTATTTCGAGCTGTGCCGCCTCGTAATTAGGTATCTGCGTCAGTGACACGAACATGCCGGTGTTCGGCGGGATAACGAGGGGAGTGGTATCATCTACCTCGATGGTGAAAACCCTGTCGGCAGGGAGCGTTACCCAGTAGAAATACTGCCGCCCTACGGCTACCCATTCGGGATTTCCTATTGTCTCATTCGCGTGAATGGCTTTGAATTTGTCTGTATCGATGGTGTTATAGACGTATTTCCCCGGCGTTTTTACGACAACCTCATCGAAAATCCGCATATACGGCTCGAAAAGGTCACCGAACTGACGCCAGTCATTGCCCGGCCGCATGAAGTAAAACAGGTTAAATGCCACTGTGTATTTGCCGGGGCCGTTGTTGTAACCTACGATTTTGCACCAGTCCATCGGGAGTTCCTGCAAGAAAGCGTAGTTTATTTTGTTGTGGCTTTTGTCGACCGAAATACGCGGTGTGACGAACACTTTGCCATATTTCATGCACAGGCCGCACAGCTCATGGGCTTTTTCTTTTACACCCACTGTCTGAACGAGCCGCTGTGCCAGCAGCATGTCGCGCAATTTATCCTTTTTGCTTACCTCTGCATCGGTGTATGTGGGATATACGTACCATGAATAGGTAAGCGTATCGGGATAGGTCTTGAGGATCAGATCGTAAGTCTTGGTGCTATACGCAAGCGACGCTGACACCGCTCTCAGGCTCTTTTCACTGCCGTCCGGGTTCTGCACCATTGTGCTTATCTGATCTTTGGTGAACTCGGCAGGGCGCGTGTTTATGCCCTTTACGCGGGTGTTCTGTATCTGCGGCCAGTTATTCAGAAATCCAAGCCCACCAGCAGCGGAGAAAGCGGTGAAATAGTCGCTCATTCCCATGCCGCCGTACATGCTGTTGGCTTTCTGCAATATCTCTCCGAGTGCCTTATAACTCGTTGCTGCCGGAGCTTCCATCGGCCCCATCTGCTGTATTTCCAATGTCCGCTCCACCTTTCTGCATTTTATCGAGCTCTGCGAAGAAGCGCTTCTCAAAGTCCTTCATGTAATCGTCAAGCTCTTTGCGGTATTTTAGTTCTTCCTCGCGCTGTATCGCGCTGCTTTCGCTCCATATCCACAGCCAATCGGACTGCGTCAGGAGATATTCAAGGTCAGGCGTGACCTCTAATGCGTCCTGCGGAGACTCGGAAGAAATTATCAGAATGTGGTCTGAGTCCGAGTAGAAATGGCTGAATGTTTCCTGCAATTTCAGGTTTTTATCAGTCGTGGGGAGCGCCCACAGTTTGTTTTTTGTGATATCCATCAAACTATTGCTCCTCGGCCAAGTCGCCTTACGCTCCGCGTCCTCACCGGCGCGTATGTTATCTCACTGTCGAGATGTTCAGCCGCTTCCTGATAACTGCTCTTGCGCCGGTTCTGCGACGCTACGAAAGCATCCTCGTCAAGCTTAATAGGCCGCGCTGCGTACATCATCGCCGACCACAAGTCCTTGTTGATGTGCTTGTTTATCTCTTCCTGCGTCCAACCACTGCCGGTTTTCTTTCGGCGTAGGTTGGCAATCTGGTCGCACAACTCTTTTGTCTTGATGTACGGATGCTGGATTTTGACATCCTGCGTATCATCCTTGATGTTATGTGCCATTTTATAAGCCCGCGTACCCTCGTGTACGTTGGTTATCAGCAAGCCGACATTGCCATGCTCAAATTCTCGTGTAAGGTAGTCAAGCATGTCGATGTTGGGGTCTGCGCCGCTGCGTCCGGGCGTTGCATAAAGTGAATAAATACACGGTTTTGCGTTTTTCTGAACCAAATCGAGGTAACGGTCGTCGTTGTTGACAGTACAGAGGGGCGGAAGCCCATCTCCAAGGTCTCGATGGAGCTGCTGTACAACAGCCTCGCCGAACTGCCACGAGTCGATAATGATGATCGGTTCAGGCGCACCCTCAAGGCGGTACTGCGCCCAGCGGTTCTTTATTCTCCGCGCCTGCCGCTCCGCGTCAAGCGGGGGAAGGTCTGTCAAATAAACACAGTCTTTCTTGAAACTGGTGCTTCTGCGCTGCTCGTAGGTTTTCAACACTACCTCGGCGCACATTGCGTTGCCGTTTCTCTGACGGTACGAGACGTCGTAGCCTATGTAGTACCGCACGTTCGGGTCGCCGCAATGCCTGTCCTCCATAATGGTCAGCGTCTTGGCATCCTGTACGTACTGATCGCGGAGGAGGGGATTGTCCACACTGCCGGTGCATTTGGATTCGCACTCGCGCATGAACTCTTCTTTCGTCAGCGTGTCTCGCAGCCCGTCATAGTATTCAAACGGCCTTACATGGCACAAAACGGGCACTTGCCAAGGAATCGCACAGGCAAAAGCGCTCTCGCCGTCAGCCATCTTCTTCCGGGCTTTGATATAAACGCTGTAAGCGGGGTTTTCTTTTGAGCTTGCCGATGTGATATATATCTCAGCAAGGTCTTGGTGAGACGGATCCGGAACGCCGTCGATCAGGTGCTGTAAGCGGTTTGTCGCCTTGACCACCTGATTGAAGTCCGACCAGTTGAACGGAACCGAGCCGTCCTCCTGTCCACACTCTTCGCCGATGACACA